AAAAGCCTTTGTTTATCTGTTAAATCAGCATTTTCCAATACTTGACCAACATCTTCCGCAACGGCTCTTTTACTCTTTTCTTTGGTTGCAACCTTTTTCCCTTTTGGTTGCAACTTTTTTTCTTCAAGGTTGCAACCTTTTTTCCAGTATCTCGACGCCCAGGACTTGACCGTCGAAAGACTTACCCCATACTTTTCAGCGATCTCCTTATACTTCATTCCTTCCTGATAATCCCGAAAAGCCTGTTCTCTTACTTTCTCACTTTTCACCTCACCACCTCTCAATTCATTTACAAATAAAATCCTCCCGGACTTTTGACAGCCCTTAACAGCATTCCGCTAGGAGGATCAAGGAGAAACCAATGTTGGCACGTTGGCCAGTGGACCCTGCAGGATTTGAACCTGCGGCCATCCGGTTATGAGCCGGACGCTCTGACCTGCTGAGCTAAGGGTCCGTTGTTTTGAAAAAAAAGAAAAAGAAGCAGGGGTTAATCCTGCTCCTTAATCTTTAATTTTTGCTTTAGAAAAAGCATGAATTCATCAAATTCATATCCATTAACAATTTTTTCTATCCTACATCTATATTCTTTCCTTTTTTCTTTCCTTTTTTCTTTCCTTTAGTTTGACTTAAAAGAGAATCATAATCAAATACTGCATCATATATGTTATGTACCAAGTTAATTTGCTTATCTCTAAGATAAGATATATTTGCAACTACACTTTGCCACTCAGCATTGTATCTTATCTCTGGATACTTATCTGTTTCATCCCATTTATATTCTCCTTTGAAATATTGCATAATGCTAAGCAAGTCAT